ACTTTCTCTCAACAATACTAATACGACCGCTGGCGCTGGCTCTGCCATTCTGTTCTCAAGTGTAGAAGATACAGGCGCAAATCGGCGTGGTGTAATTGAGGTAATTAGCGAAGGCACCCAAGGTGGTGCGATGAAATTCAGCACTAGAGATAGTGTTGGTGCTGGGTCTGCATGGGATGAAGACACACTAATTTTGACGGGTGGTAATGCCACGTTCGCTGGTACTCTCTCTGCTGGTCAAGGCTCGTTCACCTCGACATCTTTCAGCCCTCTTACCGCCATCCGAGATGCAGGTAGCGGCACGACCTCAATGTACGGTGCTTTTAAATTGGATGTACAAACGACCGGCACGCCAGCATCGTCTATGGGAGTACTTCAAGGATTATATATCGACGGACAATATCGTGGTGAAATCAAGGTCAACGAAGCCACAAAAATGACGATCATGGCTGATCCATCTTCGGTGGTTGGCAGTTCGTCACTCGTGTTGGGTGCAGACGGCAATGAGGCACTCACAATTGATTCGAGCCAAAATGCCACGTTCGCTGGCTCGGCTGGCTTCATGGGCGGCAGCAACAGCGCAAATGTGGCTGTGAATGTGCCTCACGACAAATACGTGGCGTGGTACGACAGCGGGACATCTGGCGGAATGTCCGCCTATGTGGTCGGCCAAAGTGGAGCACTTCATTTCGGCGGTAATAGTTTCTTCTTCGATCATACCAATCTCACGACGTTCGCTGGCGACATCAAAATGTCCGGTGCGTCTGGCAGCATTAATTTTACCGACAGTTCCAAAGGAATTTATTACGACGGTAATGAACTCGTCATGTTCACGACGGGCACTGACGATTTCATCACCTTGAACGGCGAAACCTACGTCGATTTTAAAGTTAACAGCTTACCTTTAATGCGGTTGTTGCCCGCTGGTCTTCACATTGGCGGCACGGCGGCCCCAGACGGCAAACTCCACGTTTCAAGCGGGAGTGCCGGATCGGTCACAGCTTCCGGTTACGGCAATGAACTGGTACTAGAAAACAGTACGACAGGCGGCATGTCAATCCTGACCCCGGATGCAAATTATAGCGTGGTGTATTTCGGCAGTCCCACTAATGCAATTGGCGCACAAGTTTCGTATTCTTATGACGCAAGTCTTATGCAAGTTGCGACGATAAATGTTGGCGATAGCCTCATATTAAAAGCTGATAATTCCATAGCCAATTTGACACTGTCTGGTGCGGCTGGTTCTCAATTCGCAGAGTTTGCTAACGACATAGGTTTAAAATCGGATAGCTCAAAAATCTACTTTGGTGCAGATAATGATGTAACTGTAACGCATGTAGCTGACGTTGGCTTAAATTTTGCCAGCACTCGCTCCGGTGCAGATTCCATATTCCGCTTTTCAAATAGTGCCAACGCCGCTGCGAGTGATGTCCGTCTTATTATTCAAAACGGTGGAACGAGTGGAGGTGATCCACTTATAAACTTCGATGGTCAAGCTACAAATGCTACTTTTAGTGTGGGGGTGGATACATCAGGAACTAAATTTGTTATAGCAAATGCCGATAAAGGTGGGTTTGATGGTAGTGACGAAAAGTTTACCATCTTTTCAGATGGCGACATTTCAATCGGCACGACTGCAAACCAGAGCAATCTTACGGTTCAAGGGACTGCTGCTACCGATGGAGTGCTGCATCACAACCTAAATCTAGTGAATGTTTCGGGGAAAGCTGCCGGTGTTGGTTCTGGAATTATGTTTGGGACGAATGTCGGCACTTATAACGTCACTGGCATGGCGGGTATCGAAGGCTATTCGGAAAATGCCACAAGCGACAATTATGCTAGCCGATTGGGATTTTATACACGGGCAAATGGCGCTGCGTTAACAGAGCAACTGACGATTGAAAGCACAGGCGCTGCAACATTTGCTGCGAGTGTGGTTGCAAAGACAGTCTCTTCAAGTCATGGCGCAGGTAATATTACATTAGATTTTACTGCAAATCAGAATTTTATTTTGACGCTTACTGGTAATATTAGTGCGGTCTTTGCTGATGGTTCAGAACGTGTAGGAGAATCTGGAATTATTGTTTTTGTTCAAGACGGAACAGGAAGTCGCACAGTTTCACTTTCATCAGACTTCTCAACTGTTGGTGGTGCTGGGATTACACTTTCTACAGCAGCAAATGCGGTTGATGTTGTTCCTTACTTTGTTCAAGCAACAGATGAAATTTTACTTGGTGAACCTCAAAAGGCATTTAGTTAATGGCGATAGCTAGTGAATTTTGGTTTAGTACCGGAGCAAGTAATCCTGTTTCTTTAGATGCAACTGCTAGTGTTGGTGATCTTGGAGGTAGTAATGTAAGTAGAATTAATGATGGTTTAGCTACACCATTGTTTACAACAACTAGTACTCCAACTGATGGACAGGTAATTTGTAAATTAGATTTTGGTAGCGCACAATTAGTTGCTGGGTTTCGTGCTGTAAATACTAAACAAGCTGGAAGTTCTGATGGAGTAACAATGCGAATTGAACAAAGTAGTGATGACTCTTCGTGGACAATTTTTGGAACTGCATGGCTTATTTCTCCCGGTACTACTGAACATACTGAAACACAAACACCTACAGCAGTAACAAAAAGATACTGGAGGCTGGTAGCAAATCAAAACTTTGATGGTGTTGCTAGTATTGGTGAAATGGAATTATACGCAGCAACTGGATTAATGCCGTAAGGAGTTTTTTAAATGTGGACATATCAAGATAAGCAAGTTGAAGAAGGAAAGGTCTGGCAGGATAGTAATGGAATAAACCATTCTCCTCAGTGGAGTATATGGAGTAATGAAGAAAAACTTGCAGCAGGATTAGTTGAAGTTGTTGAAGAAGTACCTGAACGATCTTTAGCTGAAGCTAAGGTAGAAAAAGTTACAAAGATTAAAACAGAACAAATGGCTCGTCTTAGTGGAACAGATTGGTTGGTTATTAGAAAATCCGATATAGGTAAAGAAATTCCTACAGAAATTCAAAGCCATCGTGATGCTATCCGAGCTAAAGGAACAGAAATGGAAAACGAAGTTAATGTAAAATTAGATGTTGACTCTGTTGATGAATATGTTATTATTTGGCCTTCGTTATAAAGTTAATACTAAATATAAAGAAAGGAACTAAGTTATGGCTGCTACAATTGAATGGAGAGTAGAGGTATTGGATTGTTATCCAACTAAAGATAGTAAAACAGATGTCGTTATGACGGTTCATTGGCGTTGTAATGGATCAGAAGAAAAGGATAGTGAAACTTACTCGGCAACTAACTATGGTACAGTTGCTGTAACATATGAAGATGGTGATCCTTTCACTCCCTTTGAAGATTTAACCCAAGATCAGGTTCTTGGTTGGATTTGGGCTGATGATCTTGGAGTAGATGATGACGGCAATAAAATTGAAGACCCCGGTAAGATAGATAAGGATGTGGTTGAAGCTAGTATTCAAGCACAGATAGATAATGAAATTAACCCACCTATTATTCAACCCGAACTTCCTTGGGATTGATAGAAACTAAAAGGAGAGATAAGTAATGACTCAAGAAGAAGATAATAATAATATCATTAATATTAATGGAACTGATTATTCTCAGGATGATCTTAGCCAAGAGCAACAATACATGATTGCTCAAGTCAGAGACTTGCAGATGAAAGCAGCCCAGACCAAGTTTCAGCTTGATCAAATCCAAGTATCTTTAGATCACTTCACAAACAAGGTACTTGAAAGTATTGAAGGCAAGGAAGAAAAAGAAGCTACTCCTGAGATTATCCAAAAACAATTGGTGAACTAAGACTTAACTATGGCTTTTGGAAGCACCATATTATTAGCTAGTAGTAGTGGTACTAGTGGACTTAATATTATAATCTCTGCTGATGTTGTAGATTATAATGTATTAACTGCTGCAACTGCTGCTGGCTATGATAATTCAACAGGCAATGATACTGTTATTACATTAACAATTAATTCTGGTGTTAATGTAACTGCATCTGGAGTAGGATTAACTGCACTAACAACTGGTGCTTTGAATGCAAATACTACACTTACTATTATTAATAATGGTAATATTCAAGGTTCTAATGGAAGTACTGGCGGCAGTGGAGGTAATGGTAGTTCTGGTGGTAAAGGAATTTTCTTTAATACTCTTACTGGTGGAACAGCAACACATAGTCTAGAAAATAATGGCACTGTTTCTGGAGGAGGTGGTGGTGGTGGTAGTGGTGCCGCCAGACTTACATGCTCTGATGATGGTGATGGTGGTACTGACTGTGATACTCCACTTGTTGTTGGGGCTGCTGGTGCTATTGGAGGATTAGGGGCAACTGGTGGTACTGGTAGTACTCCCGGTCAACAAGGTATATGTACGTGTAGTCTTCAATATTCAGCCGGTTCTGGTGGTCCCGGCGGTGATTCTATAGATAAGAATGGTCGTACAGTTGCTCAGTCTGGTTCAGGTAATTATAATGGAACTCAACAAGCATGAGGGTATTAGTACCATATAGTGGTTTAGGAACCAACAGTACTTATGGAATGTATCGTTGGTTAACAGAAACAGACTATGAAGTAGTAGCTATGTTTTTAGATATGTATTATTCTTCAGATGAATATACTAATTTTGAAAGAGAACATTTTTACAGAGGAGTTAAATGGTTTAAAGATAATATACGAGATTTTGAAACTATAGAACGCAGTTGCCCTAGATTTTTTCCACCTGATATTATTCCTATAAGAGAAGGATTTACTTATACCTTTGATTATAGTATGCTACCTAATACAAGAAAAACATTTATAGAAGTTGCAAAAGAATTTAATATTGATTTAATAAGCAGTGGAAAATCAGCCGAAGATACAGATGGTCATCTTTTAAGGG